TAGAAAGTGTAAGGGTTCAGGAGTTACAGGAAAAAGTTAAAAATATAGAAAAGCTACCTGTAATTGAACAAGTAGAAAGTTAGCTGGTTAACGGAGGAGGAAAGAAGTGTGCAACCACTTTTAGTATAGGTTCGAGTCCTACTCTAGGCTCCTTATAGTAAGCAAAATTTTGGGATTGGTTAGCAAGTAAGTTCAGGAGTGGTCTTATTTGCTAATCATCCCATTTTTTAAATTTGTAGAACAAATAGATCCAAATACTGTCTTATAAGTATGACAATAGAAACACACAAAGGCAATATATTAAATGAAGGTATTACAATACATGGAAGTGATGTAGGGGCTGGTGGGGCATTTACACAGTATACACTAAACTATTTTAATAAAGTTACTGGACAATTTCCACAGTGCAGTTTAAAATTCCAAGTAGGCAATCCTGCAGATGGAATTAATGGAATAAGTAATGAGGCTTTGCTTGCGGTACTTATCTCTAGGATGGAAATGTTTCAAGCAAGTCAATTTGCCTGTATGCAGAATGAGACAGCATTAAATTGTTGCAAGACAGCAATGGAATTTTTAAAGGCTAGAACACAAATTCGAGTAGACAAAGGAATTGAAGGTACACAAACTGTATGAAATCATTTGTTTTATTTTTATTAGTGATGGTCCTGAGTGCAACATTTTTTACTTTGCTACTTAAACTATTTATATGAAATCCTACAGTTTTAATGATGATGTATACGATATTGGCTATGAATTATTATTAGGACTTACCAATGAGGAATTAAAAGCTTGGGGAGAAGTTAGAGGGAACACAGAATTAGGTAATATGGGTGATTGGCATGGTGTATGCATAACTTTTAATGACAAAGATGGTGGTGGACATATTGCAATAGGTATACATAAGAATGTAGACAATGTAATTAAGATTGTTAATCACGAAATTTACCATGCTGTTACCTCAGTTATGGAGACTCGAGGAGTACCAATTAAAGTAGGTCAAGATGAAGCTGGTGCGTATTACACAGGATGGCTAAGTAATATTGTATTACCACTAGCATATGCTTACTATGTTAAAACGCCAACCAAACCACAACCTAAAAAGAAAAAACTATGATCTTTGAAAAAAACAAAATCCCAAAAATAAACGGAGTCATTAATGGTAAGAGGATTGAGATAATATCCAATTCTGAAGCAATTATTGTAGTTTCTGTGAATGGAGAGTTACATACAATCTCTACTGTAGGAAAGAGTGATAAAGAATTAGGAAATGAGATTCGCAAATTATGAAAATACTACACGGCAACAATAAAGAAACACTTAAGACATTAGAATCAAATAGTATAGACAGCATAGTTACTGATCCGCCGTACGAATTAGGATTTATGGGTAAAAAGTGGGATAGTACGGGTATTGCTTTTGATGTAGAGTTATGGAAAGAATGCTTACGAGTGCTTAAGCCAGGAGGGCATTTACTTGCATTTAGTGGTAGTCGAACATATCATAGGATGACTTGTGCAATTGAGGACGCAGGATTTGAAATTAGGGATCAAATTATGTGGGTATATGGCAGTGGATTTCCGAAAAGTTTAAATATTAGTAAAGCAATTGATAAAAGCCAGCCTACTAATTTATCAGAAATAGGAAAATTATTAGAAAACATTAAATCTAAAGATATTGCGCAAGCTTGTAATGTATCCATAGCATTAGTAGAATTTTGGAGAAAAGGAGAAAGACAAATACAACAAGCGGAAGTAGATATAATTAAAAAAGTATTTGATATTGATATTGATATGTCTGAAGATAAAAGAATTCAAGTTGGCATACAAGAAAATGCAATGAGTGGTTGGAATATGGATGGTAGTACAAAGTTTATAGATAGGCCTATACTACAAGGAACATCAGATAACGCCAAAAAATGGGATGGATGGGGAACTCAGCTAAAACCAGCCCACGAAGATTTAGTATTAGCAATAAAACCAAAAACAAATGAAATCTTTATAAAAGAAGCTATAAAAGAAGCTATAAATAACTTAAATAAAATAATATGCAAACAAACTGTCAAAACTGCGGAAAAGAATTCAAAGTATACCCATCACAAATTAAACGTGGCTACGGAAAATTCTGCTCAAGAAGGTGTGGAAATCCTAGTAGAGGACTTTCAAAAGAACGAAATCCAAAATGGACTGGAGGGCGATATAAACTCAACAATGGATACATTGGAATTAATATTGGAAAAGGAAAGTATAGACTTGAACACATTCTTATTATGGAAGCGCATATTGGAAGACACATTACAAAATCTGAAAATGTCCACCACAGAAATGGTATTAGGGATGACAATAGACTGGAAAACCTTGAATTGTTGTCTATTGCAGCTCACGCAAGCCATCATCATACAGGAAAAGATTTATCCAAATGGGTTGATTGTTGCTGTTTACAATGCCATAAAATATTTAAGCGCAGCATTGTTGAAGTTACAAAGCATTCAAATGCTTGTTGTAGCAGAGAATGCTATATTAAAGTCTGCCATAAACTACCAGGAAGAAATAGGAAAGGTTAAACACGAACCAATATGTATGGCAAGGAAGCCATTAGCAGAGATAACAATTGCAAAGAATGTCGTGGAGTATGGTACTGGCGCCATAAATATTGTCGCTTGTAGAATTGGTACAGAGGAAAGAACTAATGCTGGAATGTCTTCTCTTGGTGTAATGCACGATGATAATTGGAAACCAAAAGAAGTAAGTAATACCGTAACAGGAAGATGGCCAGCTAATTTTATCCACGATGGAAGCGATGAGGTTGTTGATTTGCTAGGAGAACCTGCACGGTTTTTTTATTGTGCCAAGGCAAGCAAGAAAGATAGAGACGCTGGATTAGACGGATTCGAAGAAAAGGAAAATACAACTTCTCGCAACGACCATCCAACGGTGAAACCTACTGATTTAATGAAATATTTAATACGCCTAGTAACCCCAAAAGGAGGTACTGTCCTAGATCCATTTATGGGTAGTGGTAGTACTGGTAAAGCAGCAATACTAGAAGATTGTGAATTTATAGGTTGTGAGCTACAAGAAGAATATATTAAAATAGCAATGGCAAGGATTAAATATGCTATGCAATTAAAGTGTAAGGAGTTAGAACAACAAATTCTTATAAAATGATATTACATTCCCAAAAATTTCATATATTATAATTTCATTATGAGAAATAAAAACCTCCATGCAGCAAAGACTGTAAAGAATGACGAATTTTATACACGCCGTGTAGATATAGAATCGGAACTTACTAAATATAAAAAACATTTTGAGGGAAAAATAGTTTTTTGTAACTGTGATGATCCAAAATCTGGTAAGTACCCTAGCCAATTTTGGCATTATTTTGCTGATAACTTTGACCATCTCAAATTAAAAGGGCTTATATCAACGCATTATGAAAAATCAGGAGCTTCCTATTGTCTAGAATTGACTGAATATAAAGGAATTGAAAAAAGAACAGAGTTAGAAAAAAATGGTGATTTTAGAAATGAAGAATGCGTACGATTATTAGACTCGTGCGATATAGTGGTAACAAATCCTCCATTTTCACTGTTTAGAGAATATCTTGAACAACTTATATCGCATAAAAAACAATTTTTAGTTATAGGTAGCATGAATGCTATTACATATAAAGATACATTTGGATGGATAAAAGAAAATAAAGTATGGTTAGGATGTACACATCCAAAAGAATTTATTCAACCTAATGGCTCTACAAAAAAATTTGGGAATATATGTTGGTTTACTAATCTACTTACCAAGAAAAGAACTGAATCCTTACCTTTAGGTAAAGTGTATAAAGGAAATGAAAAAAGTTACCAAAAATATGACAATTATGATGCTATTGAAGTTGGAAAAGTAATTAATATTCCAGAGGATTATACTAGTACAATGGGAGTTCCTATTACATTTTTAAATAATTACAATCCAAATCAATTTGAAATATTAGGTCTGTTAGCAGATAAACGCACAAAATCAGATGCCTTAATACAGGGTTCCCCAACCTATCTTGATTCACAACATAAAAAGTATGTAGGCGCTGTTTTGAATGGCAAGGCAACTTATGCTAGAATCATCATACAAAAAAAAACTCTATGAAAATTATACTCAAAGAAATATCAATTAAGGAAGTTTTTACTGGATATGCGGACAATGATGATGAAGGTGTTGTAGGATTTCATGGAAAACTTGATATACGTCCCAAATATCAAAGAGAATTTGTATATGTAAGGAATTAGAACAACAAATATTATTATGATTTTTACTAAGAATACAATTCCAAACTTCTACAAAGCAGTAATTCGAGTACTTAAGAAACTTAGGAAGAACGAATCTGTGCTTTTGAGTGACGAAGAATATTCTAAAAGGTTAACAATTTGTATAACATGTCCTTATCAAGAAGATAATCAGTGTCAGAAGTGTACATGCTTTATTTTTGCTAAATGTAGACTAAGTACAGAGACCTGTCCTATAGGAAAATGGTAAATTTAAGCTAAAATAGATAAATATATGGCAACATCACCTAGAACTTCTCCTTATAAAGAGACTGCATCCGAAAATGCAACTCCAGACAACATCCTTAAAGAAGAGGATAAAATTCAGTACGATAGTAAGTTAAAACCAAGCAGAGATGCAATACCTACCGCTGAAGAGGCTCTTAAAATAGCAAATGCATTTGTACTTGCTAACAAAGGTCGGATAGATAGAGACGCATATATTGTTAAACAAAGGGGAAATGGCACACCTTATGACGCTGAGAAGTTAAAAAACAGTGGTGGTGGGTGGCAATCAAACATTTCTGCAGGATTTTTAGGTGCATTTGTTGCTAGAATCAGTCCTGCGTTCCTAAAAGCAGTAAATTCGTCTAAATCTGTCACTGCTGCAGGTATTCCAGAGGATTCTTATAAGACAAATGTATTCCAGGAGGATTTTACCAAGTTTTTAAGGAAGCAAGAAAACTACCAAAACCTATTAACTGATATTATTGACGAGGATTCCTTATTAGGTCGTGCTGTATTGAGATATCCAGACAAATTTACTATTAGACCAAAGTTTTATAGTACTTCTAACGCATTATTACCAGAGGGATGTAGTCAAAATGTTAATGAGATACCATTAATGGTCTTTGTAGACGCAACATTTGTACATGAATTTGTAGAAATGATAAAAGACAAGGAAGTATCCGAAGTAAATGGCTGGGATATACCTAATTGTGTTGTAGCATTAAATAAAGCGACCTCCAAAGACGATAGAACACAAGATAGGCATAGAGCTTATGAAGATTGGATTAGTCAAGGTGCATATACACAAACATTTGGAGAAGAGCAACCAAAAAAGGTATTAACCTACACAATTTTAGCACAAGAACCAGACGAAGAGGGAAAAGTGTCAGAAATGACAGTGTTGCAAGATAAAGAAAAAGGTGGTGCATTAAAACTTTATTACCAAAAGAATAAATACGAGAAAATGAGTGATGCAGTCTGTTTATTCACCTATACAAGAGAAAACGGCACAGCACATGGTAGTAAAGGTCTAGGAAGATTAATTCTAAACCACCACGAAGCATATAATCGTAATTTTAATAAATTAGTAGATGATACCTTCCTAAATGGTATGAGATGTATTGAATTACCAGAGAGACAAAAACTAAATCTAGGGTTAAAGGTACAAAATCCATTTATTATTACTGGACCAGGAGTAAAATCAACTCCTATGAATTTAAATATTAATGTGGAGGCTTTTTATGCTGTAGTTAGACAAATTACTACAATGGCAGAGCAAACAGCAGGGGCATATGTGCCTGCAACATTATTACCAACAGGAAGCTCAGATAAAACAGCTACAGAAGCAACAATTGAGAAATCAGAACAGGAACAAATTAAAGAAGGTGTCTTGGGAAGGTTCTTAAGTCAATTTGGTGCATTTGTATGGACTCAGCAAAGAAGGATTTTAGATGCTGAAACATACCTACCAGAGTGCAAAGAATTCCAAGCCTCATTAATTGAGAAAGGTCTAACTACAGAAGATTTTAAATTGCTTAGAGAATCCAATCCAATGGATAATATTATTGACTACTCTGGAACAGCAAGAAATAGTAGAATTGCAAGTTTCTTCCAAAATGTAGGGAAAGGAAATCCAGCATACGACCAACAGAAGTTAGCAAAGCTTGTAGCAGAGGTATCGGTAGATAATCAATTTGCAGATGAGATATGCATTGTTAATTCTGATCCTAGTGTTGACGCAGATGCAATCAGAATGCAAGATATGGAATCATCCTCAATGTTAGGTAGTGGATTGTATATTCCAACCTCTCCGCTTGATAATGATTTAGTCCACATGGCTGCAATGCAAGAGACAATGACAGTATTTATGCAAAATACTCAGATGATGGATAAGAGCAAATTGAGTGGAATGCAAGCAATGTTAAAACATGCAGCTTCACATATTGAGCAAGCAAATGCTAAGGGTGTTAAAGGGAAAGAGATTAGTGGGTTCGAACAATTTTTAAAGGTTATTGTCAAACAATTACAAGACCATGTTAAACAATTGGAACAGCTCGGAAGCCAAGTCGCTTCAAAACTACCTCAGCTCCTCGGGGGGCAAGCTAATCAATTACCTCAGGGAGAATCCAGTGTACCAGTCGGAGGTGTCGGAAGCACGCCAGCTGGGGCAATTGGAGGGATGGAACAAGTGCCTCCAAATTCTGGAGTTACTAGCATTCTATGAGGATGAAGTAAAAACTGAAAATCCCGAGTCAGATGTGCCAGATATTGTAAAAAAACAAGGCGTAGACTTTGACTAAAAATAATTTTCACCTATGAACACAAAAAATACCGAAACTGGACTATTAGATAGCCTTAAAGAATCAATGAAATCTGCAATTTTGGAAGAGTATCCAAATATCGAAGCGGACTTAGATCCCGAAAGAGAAGCCACCATTAAGGGTGAAGAGGAAGTAACTGAAACACCACCTGCTGAAGAAACTGTTGAGAAAACAGAAACACCACCTGCAGAAGGAACTGTTGAGACAGAGAAAAAGACTGAAACACCTGTTGAGAAAACAGAAACTCCTACTGAAAAGAAATTAGATGAGCGTGTTGAGGAACTAATTAAAGCAGAACCTCCAGGGGGTGGACATGCTAGTGCTAAAACTGTTGCTAGCTGGAAAGAAGCTACAACTGCATTATCAGAATTAAAAACTGAAAAAACAGAATTATCTAAGAAAGTAATTGAATTAGAGAATGAGGTTAAAAAGGCAAAAGGATCTGTAGAGATTCCAGAAACCATTAAAACTGAATTAGAGTATCTTCGTAATAAGGTAGCAGAGACAGATTACAGTGCTTTACCAGAAATTAAGGAGACATATGATAAACCAATCACACAAGCTACAGAAGCAATTATTCAATTATTCCAAAAAGCACAGGATGAAAAACGCCCTCGTGCAGAAGGTGTTGCTGATAGACTTCGTGAGACAATTAAAGAAGTAGGTATATTTGGGTTAGAATGGGATGGACTATTAGAAGCATGTGCCGCAAGTAAAACTTTATCTGTGCAAGAACGCAAAGCAATTGAAACTACATTAGGTTCTGCATTAGCTCTACAGCAAAAGAAAGACTCTGCAATTAAAGAAGCAGGTGGTAAACTAAAAGAAATGTCTGAGAAGACAAAAGCTGAAGAAGCTGTTGCTGCAGAAAAATGGAACAACGAGCGTAGGGAATACCTTGCTGGATTAGAAGGTGCTATTACTACAATGCGTAGTAAGAATCCAAATCTAAATCCACCTGTTGATCCAGGTGCTAAAGCAACACCAGAGCAAAAAGCAGAATACAAGCAAGCATTGGCAGATTATACTGCAGATGAACAAGTATTCTTTAAATATGCGAATACATTCCTAAAAGGCAAGGGCATAGGTATTGAAAATGCTGAAAAGATTGGTACAATTACACCAGATGAATTTGTAACCATATTTGAAGGCTTTGTTAATGCAAAGCAATCACAAAAGCAAATTGAATCATTAAATAATAAAATAACTGAATTAACTACTAAACTAGATAATTACAAAAAGGGTGGTTCAACATTACCAAGTAAGACTGTCTCTACACCTTCAGCAGGTACAGCTACAGCAAAAACAACAGCACCTAAAAATGCAAATGAAGCTCGTCAAGCAATGAAAGATTCACTAGCAGCATTAGGAAGAGGTGGAGAAGAATAATATGAGTGATCAAGATGGATTAGGTCCAGAAGGACCAGCATTAGTAATGAAAACAAAAAATGGTAGTATAGTACCTATCCCTCGTCAAGTAGGTGGGGGATATGTACCACTAGCAAATCGTATACATCGTCCACCAGGATATGTACCACCAAAGCCTAAACAAGCAAGTGTAGTAGTAGAACCTACTCCTACACCAGCACCTGTACAGCAAGTAATTGAACCTGTACAACAAATATCTTCTACGCAGAGAAGTACAGTTATTAAACCGAAGTTTCAAGTACCTGTAATGCGTAAGACAAAAGAGGTTAAGGCTTTAGAACCTACATGTCCAGTAGAGACTATTGTTGAGACTCCAGAGATGGACTTTTCAGATTGTAAAGTAGAAGAAAACCTACCTGTAGTACAAGACACAGCAAAGCAAGTAATGATACTTCGTCCAGCCTATAAAATGACAGATGAGTTAGTATCATATGTGACAATGGCATTGTACGATAAAAGCAGTATGAAGTTTGAGGTTCGTAGAAATGACGCAGTAATATTTCACAGTAGGAATATGCTAGCAGACATATTTATGAAAAGTGGGTATGAGTGGTCTTTGTGGTGGGATGATGATATGATTCCATCAGTAGGCAATGCGGCATGGAGTAAAGCCAATATACCTGCAATTCCTAAATCTTATCCGGATAATTATTTAAATTTGAATCCAATTAAACGGTTACTACAACATAATAAGTCAATTATTGGTGGATTATATTTTGGTAGGACTGGTAGACATGGGGCAATCTGTCAAAGGACAGCAGAAGACAACCAGATATTTCAACAAGTGCCAGATAATAGTATTCTAGCTCGTAAATGGGTCGGTACAGGATTTTTACTGGTACATAGATCAGTATACGAATCTATACAGGCACAGTTTCCTGAATTAGCACCTAAAGATAGTCCTAATCATTGGGAAAAAGTATGGGATTATTTCCGTCCTTCAGAACAGCAAGCAGAAGATGTTTCTTTCTGTCAAAGGGCATTGGAATGTGGACATCAGCCATATGTAGATTTAGGAAATGTAGTTTTCCATTTAGGTAATTACGCCTATGGACCTTGGAATCAAATATAAAATTATGAAATCAGACGAAATACGACAACTATTAGTAGACAAAGCAGAAATACCTCTTAGATTATTTGTAGCAGCTAATCTAAAAAAGGAATTTCCTATCAATGAAACAACTGTAGAGCTAACTGACGATGCAGAAATCACAGTGACGCACATAACAGAAGGAAAAAGAGAGAAAAAACTCATTGCTTTAGTATATCCAAGTGAAAAACAAGTATTAAAAGGTTTTTTAGCGCAACAAAATGCTAATGGTAAGCTTTGGATATTCCAAATTTCCACTGGATGGATAGAATTTTTTAACAATCATGCATTAGAGGTACTAAAAGATGTCGAAACTAGCAACAATAATAACAACATTCAAGAGACCACAGTACCTACAGAGGGCAATTGATTCAACAATTGCTTTCTTTGGGTCAGAACATGAAATAATAGTAAGCTCAGCAGGATACAATGGAGAAGACATTGAAATCTGTAAAGATAAAGCTAGACTTGTTTCTTATAAAGGTGATCCAGGTGGTTGTAATTCTCTTTGGTTAAGGGGTGTATACCAAACAGACGCTGAATTCATTCATATTCTACATGATGATGATTATTATAATGAGTTAGAGAAAGATAATTTTAATCTAGCATTAGATTGTCTACAAGAGGGAGTAATTCCACTATGGGATGGGCTAACACATTTTGAATCTAACGGATATGAACATAGAATTAGGCATTTAATACAAGATTATGGTGATTTACCTAGTATTGAAGCCAGTAAGCATTTACAACAATTTGGTGGTCTAACTATTAGTCCAATCTGTACACTATTGCACAGAGAGACTGCTTTAAATACTTTAAAACGAGCAGAAGTCTTATTAAAAGATTGTAGTAGTAGGAAAGGTATGATGATAGGCAATGACCTATGGCTACACCTAACTAATTTCCAAAAGTTTAATAAGGTAAGATACTTTGAAAATATGTTTACTGTCTTTGGACATCACGACGGTTCAGAGACTGCAGCTAATGGCAATGCTTTAATTAAGTATTATGATATGGCAAGGAATATTTGGAAAAATGGTGGAAATACAAATAAGCCAAATGCAATCCACCTAGTACATGGTGAAATGTATCCGCTAGCTCAGAGGGCAAAGAATATTAATGAAGTAAAGTATGACAAAGAAACTGTACGATATGAGGCATTACCAGAAATTGAGATAGATACACAATTACACACACCTACCATTAATTCATTAGTTGAGGAAACATGTAATAAAATAAATAATGAAGATATTATAGTGTATACTAATGGAGATATTATTTTATGTGATAATTTCTATGTAGAACTAAAAAAGGAATTCAATACCTGTGGCTGGAGTCATAGAATAAATATTGGAGATGAATTAAATATTTATCCAAGACGAATAAATTATGATTTATATCCAGGAGCAGATTTATTTGCATTTACCAAAAACTGGTGGTTACAAAACAAGGAATTCATACCTACATTATTAATTGGATATGAGGCGTGGGATACTGTCTTTATGCATAGGATGAAATTCACAGGTGGTAAAGAAATAAAAGGATTGTCTTATCATATAAATCATCAATCACATTGGGAACAGCCACAAAATAGACATAGTGACAATGGGCAAATATTTAATAGGAATGCAGCCAAAGATTATTTAATTAGAGCTGGAGTATATAACGGACAATACGAAGAAGGAGTAGTAGAATGCGAATTATTAGCAAAACCAATTAGACAGTCAGTACAATCACCTAGTATACCAGTAGCCTCAGTAATTACAGCAAGACCAAGGTTTGTACAGCCACCAGCACCTAAAGCTCAATTACCAGATATTGCAAAAATTCATAGAGATGGATTATTTTTTAAAGAAGTTAAATCAGCCAATAAACTGACTCCAATTATTTTGGCATTACAATATTATAAGGGTGATCAATATGCTGCAGAAAAGCTAATGAGGTTAATTGCCGATATAGAGTATGAAAAGAATTTAACAGATACTTTTCTAATTGTACATAGGTTCGATAGTCCAGCACCTAACCCAGAAACAATTAACCATTTAAAAACTAAATTTGCAAATGTAGTAATTAGGAGAGGTGCAAGAAATGTCAAAGGACATCCAGGCGGATGCAATGCGTTGTGGTGCGATACAATGGTTAATGCAAATGAAATAGGTAGAAATCGTAGAATTGATTTTATATTTACTTTTGAGGCAGATTGTGTACCTCTAAAACAAGATTGGATAAAACATTTGAGACAAGTAGCTTTTGACGCAAAGCGTGATAATATTAAAGTTACAGGGTATTTAAATCCATCAAGTGGAAATGTTATTGAACATATAAATGGAAATGCTTTATTTTCTACAAAATTATTATTAGATTTTCCACAACTACTTAATTGCCCAGAAAATGATCCTTGGGATTTATGGAGTGTAAAATTCTATAGTAGACATTGGAGAGGTAATTCGTTTATATTCAATGCTTATCGAAAGATTGGATTTACAGATGAGCAATTTTTAGACCTACAAAAAAAGGGATATGCTCTTGTGCATGGTATACGAGATGATAATGGATTAGAGTTTATTAGAAAGATTATCTCTTGACATTAATTTCGTTAAAGCTAAATTTGAAGGTATAGACTCTACGCCTGGTTAGTCGCTGGCATCGGCTCTAAATTTAAGTACAAATGGTTAGCCTCGTTTGGAAAACAAAAAAACATCTCTACAGGGTGGCTCAGATGAGTGAATTGTAATCCAAACGAGTATTAGTTAGTAGCTCACATAATTACTAACTGACCTACCAGATCAGGTTTATTTTTCTGGAAAAAAACCAAAACATATGGCCGAATGCACACAAGCACAATTAATAGACTTCGCACAGAAGAACAACAGCGCGATTACGCAAACTGTTGGACTCATCCTTGCAAAAGTAAATCCATGGGCAAGCATCTTCAAAGCATCAACTTGGCAGGGTGGTCTTGCGACCGTCCACCGCGTTGTTGTTGGTAGAGATGCCGCTCCCGCTAATCCTCAAAGCATCGTTGCTCCTTCCTTTACTGCGATTGAGCAAATGTGCACACCAGCTCTAGATGAAGACAAAGTAGGTACAACCTCCTTTGATGTCATTTTGGAAGAATTCGTAGGTCGTGGTCCAGGCGTATGCTTGAACTTAGGCTTCAATGCGTTCCAAAAGTCCTTCGACTTGGCTGTTGATTCAATCACAAAACTAGTCAAAGATATCACTGTTGCTGACAATCGTTATCAAGCTCTTGCTCTTAGTGGCATTAAGGTTGTAACTGATTCTGCAACTGGTTTCTATGATCGTATCACTGGTGACGAGTTTGCCCTTGCAACTCCATTTGCTCCAGGTGTAACTCCAGATGGTGTCCCTACCTTTAAGGAAGTCAAACGCATAGCTCAGTATTTAACCACTGATTTAGGTGCAGAGACCTTCTCACAGGACATGAAAGCTGATGGTACTCCAATTGGTGCAAACATCAAAGTCATCGCAGGTGAAGAAGTACTAGACAAATTCCGTGATCAACTAGGCGTCAAGGAATCCTACTACTACCTAGCTGCTGGTGGTTTCAAGTATGCTAACGAAGTCATTCAGTCTTATGACTTTGAAGGTCCTTACCAAGGCATCGGGTTCGCAAGTGATCCACAACCTCTCCGCTTGAACACAATTCCTGTGGACGGTGTTATCACTGAAGCAGACCTAATTGCTCCAAAAATCCCTGCAGGTGCAGACAACGGTGGAACAATCAACAAGCACAATCCTGCATACAGCAAAGCAAAGTATGAGCTATTGTTCATGATAATTGGACCAGACTCCTTCGAACGCCAAATCCCAAGTCGTATGACTAAGTTAGGTACAAAAGGAATTAGCTTCCCTGATGCAATTGCTCCAGGCGAAATTAAATTCTTCGTGCCACAAGGTGCATGCGATGGATTACAGCGTGTTGGACAGCACTGGTATTCAATCCAAAGGGCAATTGAACCACACAAACCTCACTACATCGCAGCTGTCTTGTTCAAGCGTTGCAATGCAAGTGACCTAAGCTACTGCGACACAAGTCTCTAATAGCGTAAGTTAAACAATCAACAAAAGAGCCTCCTAGATAAAAACTAGGAGGCTTTTTATTGTTATTGACTTGCTCTAAATAAAAGCTAAATTATTAGTATGTCCTGTTGTAATTCTCAACCGTTTAATTTTAATCCTACTGCTATAGCAGAAAACTCTGTTGCAGGTTTATTTCAAGAACTATTTGGAGATGGTTCAAAACTAACATATACTGATGGCAAGTGGGTGTATGCTGAAATCATTGGATTTCCTAAACTAGAAAATGAAGGTGTAATAGATTATCTACTTCGTATATTAGGTAGTGGACAGGTACTATTTAATAAAGGTGTATGGGTCGCTGGAAGCTATTGCAAAGGTTCTTTGGTAGCATATGATTATAAATATTATGTTGCAAATTTACTAACATCAGCAGAACCAACAACAAATGCAGATTGGTCAGAACTACTTTACTCACTAGAAGGATTACAAGGTCCAGCAGGTGTGGATGGAGAAGGCAACTTTACTTTAGGACAATAAAAAATTATGATAACTTATATTCAGCCAGCCGTAGGGGGAACAATTGTAATACCTGTACAAAAGCACAGGTTCGTTGCAGGAATGGTAGTATTTCATCAATATGGTGGATATTATCGTATCTCTGCAGTAAATCCAAATCAAATAGAATTAGTAAATTTAGGTATTGTATCTGAGTTTCCTTTCCCTCTTGGTTATTCAAATCCTGCACCAGGAGAAGTAATTAACAATAGTGGTGCATTAATTCAGCCAAGTGGTGAACCTGGTCAAGATGGTAGTAAAGGAGATAAAGGTGATGTTGGTTCTCAAGGTATACAGGGTGATTCTGGAACAGTTACTTTAACAGGGCAATTATTAGCAGTATATAACAGATTAATTGGCAAAGGTGGTCAAGGTGGTACTAATCAAATTGTATCTGGAAGCTATCAAGGAATTGGTGGTAGTTGTGGTGTCAGAAAATGCGGATATGATGGTAGAAATTTAGGTGTTAGAATTTGCCGCGCAAATCACGGATTTGCGGCTGGGCAGGTAATTAGGGTGTCAGCAAATTACGCTGATGAATTTGAATTAGCAGACGCAACAACATTTGAAAGAGCAGTTGCAATTGGTATGGTGCAATGTGTAATAGATAAAGACACATATGTTGTAATTACTAATGGTAGAGTAGAATTTAACGAAGACCAATGGCCTACATGGGCGCCAGATGGTTTATTTGCAGGTGCAATTTATTATCTATCTGATACACCTGGTGAATTGAGTTTAATGCCTGGTACAGAATCAAAGGCATTATTTGTAGGATATACAAATGATGTAGGGTTCTTCAATACCTATTCTGCAGGTGGTGGTGGAGAAATTGGACCTACAGGGAAAAATGCATTTACAATAACAATGGCTGATTTTGTACAGCCTGCAGAATTAGGAGATGTTGATGTAGCTGTAGAAGACTCACTATTCTCATCAATTGGACAAGTAGTGTATATTGAAAATGGCGGTTATTACATAGTAGTAGCTAAAGTTACGCCATATTTAATTACATTGAGGAATTTAGGATATTCAGATAATGCAGCAGTAGGCGTAACAGTACCTACAAATTCTGCATTAACTCCAGCGGGTACAAAAGGAAATAAAGGTGATCAAGGTGTACAGGGTTTCCAAGGTTTCCCTGGCATTGATGGTAGTACAGTATTAAATGGTAATGGTATTCCAGACGGCTTAATAGGTATAGATGGAGATTTTTATCTAGATTTACTAACCTATGAAATCTATGGACCTAAAGCAGGTGGTGTTTGGGGTGTTGGTGTTCTACTAATTGGAGCACAGGGCATACAAGGTTTCCAAGGTAATCCAGGTGTTGATGGTAGAACACTATTAAATGGTGTTGTTGCTCCAACAATAGAAGGTGCTGATGGAGACTTTTATATCGATACTGTAGCAAGTGTTATCTACGGACCTAAAACAGCAGGTTTATGGGGTGCTGGAGTCAATTTGGTAGGTCCACAAGGTCTACAGGGTATCCAAGGTATTCAAGGAATTCAAGGTATACAAGGTATCCCTGGATTAAATTCATTAGGTGCATTTATTGAGGTAGTTAACAACAAAGAATATGTCTTAGAAATCAATGCTGCAGTAGGATATACTGTAACTGGAATTTCAGCTCGTACTTCTGCAGGTACATGTACTGTTAATTATTATAAGAACGGTATTTTAATAGCTGGAACAACAATTGCTGTTACTACAGTTAAACAAACAGTAGCATTTAGTAATGCCTTCGTAGCTGGAGATGTATTAAGTGTTGCAGTAACTAGCAATGCTGGTGCTCTAGATTTAGCAGTTGAAATTTCATTATCAGCATAATATGGCATTTAAAAAAACAACGATAGTACCTAACAGGGATTGTGAGTTTTGGGATATCAGTTTAATATCCAAAGGAGAAAACTATGCAATTGCTGGTACTACTGGATTAAGTGGTCTGACTACTACAGATTGGACTAGTTATGCAGGTGATATTACTAATAAAATCATTGCATACAATATAAAAACATACACAAACTTATGGGATGGTCGTCCTACTGGTACTACAAAAAAAGCCAGAAATATGAATATCCACAAAGGACCAGTAGGGCTAATGTCGACAGCTGGTGGAGCATTTAATTATGAGTGGCTTTCATTTTCATACGGTAATGCAAGTGGTACAATGTTTCAGAGGTTAGATAATCCTGCAATTACAATTAATCCAGCAACAGTCTTTCCAGCTCAAGCTGCATTCTTTAATCAATTCAGAGATAGATTTATGGGGCATTTCGATGCTGCAGGTTCGCCTGTAGTAGCTGTAGAAAGCAGCATTAATCAAATAAGTGTGTGGAAAGCTTCTATTGGTACTCCATATGTATTTACTGGATATTCTCCAATTTTTTTAAATAGTAATGAATTCGTAGGTTTAGAGAGACTAGTAGCAGATACTGGTAATGTAGTTTTTTATACCAAAGATACTACAGGTCAAACTACAGATAAATTTGCAAGAAGGGGTACTACTATTTATTGTAGGTGTGAGGTTGATAATTATTTAATTGAAAGAACTGTTGTAAGCAGTCTAGATATAAAATGCTTAATGCAAACATGGTTTATTGGTACTAGGTCATTTATAGTATACAATGACTCAAATTGTAATGCTAAAACATTAGAGTCAGCAAACTACCAATACATAACAGAAGAGCAAATATTAGGAACTGTTACTCCGCAATCAATACAACTATCAACTGTTGTTAAACCAGGTGCTGGTGCAGATACTACATTAGGAACTACTGTAGCATTTACAAATGTTACTTATATCAGTGTTGTTGTATCAAATTCACAAGCTGAATCAATGGCTGTAGTGTCAGATTTAACAGATATAACATATGTTTTAGTCGTTGTAACAGCACCACCTCAAGAAGATTTAACATTAGCTTCTGAAGTATCATTTAATTTCGTAAATTACGAATATGATCCTGTAACACCAATACCTCCAGCAACAATTATTAATGTTGACGCAGGAACAGAACAAATTTTGGGTACTATGACTCCACAATCTATACTTTATGTCTAATCAAGCTAAATTTAACAATATGGAATTAAAAGGCTCAGTAAGTGGTGAATATTTGCTATCAGTTATCAAAACTGATGGAACAGAAGTATTTCCATTAGGTAAAGAATTTAGGAAAAACTTAGTATTAAATAGTGGTTTAGACATGTTATTTAACACTGGACAAGCAGGCAATGGTTTTGCTTCAGTAATGACAGCTTGTAGAGCAGGTGGTGGAAATACTACAGCTAATGTAGCAGATGTTGTGCTTGCTATACCATTTTCAGCATCAAATACATATACTGGTGCATGCGGAACAAATGTTGATACCGCAAATTCAAGTAGTATTCATAAACGCACATTTGATTTTGCTGCAGAAGTAGGAACATCAAAAAATTATAATGAATTAGGATTTTCAAACGATACAAACCAAGCGACTAATTTATTTTCTAGAGTAGTATTGCCTAGTACAGTTACTGTACTTGTGGGAGAAAAATTAAGAGTAGTATATCAATTAAAATGTACATTAGTACAGACTACAACAGCAGCAACAGTAACTCTAAACAATGGAGGTTTCACTGGAGATGGGTCAATTAAATGCGTTGGTATATATTCTCAAATATTTGGAACAGTAAATCCAAATGGTTCTGAATCAGCTGGCGTAGCATCGTATTTCTTAGGTAGGTCGGCTGGTAATGCATGGTTATTAACTAATTCTACATATCCATCTATTAATACTGATTTATCACCTAGTTATACAGGTGTTTCACAAGCTGATTCTCAGAGTGCAACTGCCTCAGGAACATATGTAGGAGGAACATTCTATAAAGATTTAACATATGTATGGTCTGCATCTATACCTGCAAGCACAGAAACTGATGCAAGAGCAGTAATGTTTGGAGGAAGTGTAGCTAGAGGTTCTCTTTGGATATTTAATGCTAATCAAACAAAAGAAAACACAAAAACACTAACTCTTGTATTAAGAGTAGCATGGACACGATAAAATTATGAAAATTAACGCAAATTTAGATACAAAATTAGATGGTAGGTTTAAAATAGCTGTTGTTAAAGCAGATGGAACTGAAAGATTTCCAATCGGTAAAGGATATCATAAGAACCTTATTTTAAACAGTGGTTTAGATTTATTTTTTACTCACTATACTCAGTATTCACCAGCTTTTAATACAGCCCCATCATTTTCTACTGAATTAAGTGCTAATTGTCGTATTGGAACAGGTACAACTGCTGTTTCACCTACAGATGTTGCATTAGTAAATCCTGTACGCTGGCAAAGTGCGTATAATGAAGCTATTGGTGTTCCAGGCGGAGGAAACGCATGTCAAACAATATATGATTTAGTCGCTGGTTCTTGCACACATCGTAGAACATATGATTATCCGACCGAAGTAGGAACTGTAATATATACAGAATTAGGTATTGCACCATTGCAAACAGGTAATTTATTTTCTAGAATTGTAATTAGTCCAGTCACAGTTAATGCTGGGGAACAATTACGAGTAGTATACGAATTGACAATTACTATTGCTCAATATATTACACCTACTGCTGCATCTGGCTCATCTGGAACATTTGATTGTGCTGGAAATTTAAAATTTGTTGGGCAATTAGCAAGTTTATTTGGAGCAATTGGAACAGATGGTCTTAGAGTAAATGGTTGGAAAAATTCTATAATTAATGGTTTTGCTAGTAATCCTAGTTGGTCATATTATCCATTATATGCTTGGCTAACTGTGCATAGTGCATTCCCAGCTAGTGATACAAATTTAGCTATATCTTATTTAGCAGGACAATATATAGGAGCCAATAGTGTGTATGTTGCTGGATCATTTACAAAATATGCAGAGTGGATATTTTCTGCTGTAAATCCAGTATCAACAGTAAGTACTGTTAATTCTATTATAATTACACCAAGAAGCTCGTGGTCTGGTACTAGTGATCCTCAATTGGGTTTATTTCCAGGGCATGGTTTACAATTACTGTTGAATGGTGTACAGACAAAACAAGCAGATTATAAACTAACACTACAATTTACTTGGACAGCATCAAGATAATGAACACTACTGAAAAATTATCAGCTTTGGTTGATACAATATTAGTAAATCCATTCACAAAGACACAAGCTGTTGATGAGGATGGAAATATTAAATATTTGTATGCAGTTAATCCATTTGGACAAGGATTAATTCCATGTGCTGATACAGTGGTTGGAAAAGTTTGGTATTTATTTGATTTTTTAGCAACAACCTTAGTGAACAATTTGGTTATTTGGAAATCAAATACTATGTATAGGAAGTATCAAATTGTCAGATATGGACTTGATGATTATATGAGTTTAGAACAGACAACCAGTATTCCTACAGAGGGAAATTGGGTTAAAATCAGAACAAATATACAAGGTCCTGCTGGTGAGGATGGAGACAATGTAGTAGTAACACTTTAAAATTATGGATAAATCAATAACGACAGGATTAACAGACTTAGGAAAAGAAAAAACAAGGAAGGATTATGGCTGTTGCTGTGATTCTTCTTCTAAAGAAGAGCCAAAAGAGATTAAATACATTTCATATCCTAGCTTTTGCGTGCAAGGAAATGAAGACTTATTAAAAACTCCAGATGGTGAATTTTATGCTGTAGTCAAACTTAAAAAGGGCGAATACAGTAACCACAAAGATTGGGAAGATCCCAATAAAATGATTTCTGAGGTTACATTCGAGATAATTGCAATCAAGCAACTCGATGTGCCTGCTGAAAAAGCCAAGGTTGCACAAGTACCAAAAATTGACTTCAGCTCATTAAAGGCTGAAGATGATACAGAAAGCGAAACTTCGGATCCTGAGGAAGACTAAATGCGAGTTTAGTCGGAACTCCGTACAGGTGCGAGTCTAGACGGAGTTTTTTGCTTTATAGTCAAATTGAGCTAAATTAATAGTATGATCGTATCGGAAATTTATACAAAGATAAAAAACGCATTGGGAAATTGTGGGCAAGAATTAGTATTTGATAGGATTTCCGATGCTGTTGAGGCTCTTGCAAATAAAGGGCAATGGGATCCACTACAAGCCTACATTGACCTACAAGGCAGTGCTGATAGTAATCTAATGATTCTACCAGAGTTTGTGGAAGCTCCGATGAAAATCAATATCAACAAACAACCTAGTTTTGCTCGTGGTAAACTATTTGAATTCCGTCAAAACACTGATGGGACTGCAATTGGGGATGAATTAGGCTGGGCATGGGCAGATAGAGGTGAAGTACCTTATTCTATATTTCCTACAGATGCAACATTTCAATTAAAAGCTTCTATAACTGGTGTAATTAGAGCATATGGGTATGATGTAAATAATAGAGAAATATTTGATGCCAATGGATTGCCTGGATATTTAGTAACTACTGTCTCTGAAGGACCGATATTTAAAACTATCTCATCAGTATCTAAAGATGCTACTATTGACTCAGTTACATTGTCTGCAAATGATCAATTAATAGCATTATACGAGCCACGAGCATATGATCCTCTATATAGAGTAATTAAACTGTCTAAAAAGGCTGCAGCTATTAGGATGTTATTCCGTAGACGCACATTCCGTGTTCAATCACTAGAAGATTGGATACCTCTCAATTCTAGACTAGCAATCCAATTAATGGTTCAAGCGGTCAGTCTATGGACTAAAGGACAGGAGATTGAAATTGCAGAAAAGTACGAGGCACAGGCATTAAAACTTTTACAAGAAGAACAAGACTCAAGAAATGTCTTTTCCTCTGTATCTGATTCCACAGAAATATCTACAGTTAGAAATCAAACATATTTAACTACTGACGCAATTGTAGTAGGCGATATCTATGATGACGCTAGTGACATTTTTGGTGCAATTGGAAGACAAAAACTATTTGATAAAATATCTGACGCAGTAGACTTATTAGCCTGTAAGTCAAATTGGGACGGTCTAACTGGAGTGTTAGACTTATCAACTGCTGGAAATTGTGAATATACATTACCAGACTTTGTCGAAACTGTATTAAAAGTAAACTATCATGGCATTCCTACATTAGGGCATAACAAATGGTTTGAATTTCATTTAAATGGTCCTGGTTCTTGGGATTATGCAGGACAATTTACATGGAAAGATAGGGGAGATTTCCCTACTTTTAAAGATATTCAAGTACCAGCACAATTAATTGTATTTTTAGACTCAGCGACTGACAACAATATACAAATTCGAGTCAAAGGATGGGATGAAAAAGGAAACAGAATATTCCAAAATGGACAGGATGGGTTTATTCTACCTGCTGTATATGGCTATCCATTCCCAGACACTACAATTCCATTTGTAGGACGCATTGAGTCAATTGTAGCGCAATCTGATCCACAAGGATTTATTAAAATCTCAGCTCTAGATAGTGGTAGAGAAGATGGAACTTTATTAGCTGTCTTAGAACCAGGACAGAGACAAACTTCTTATCGTAGAATTAAAGTGCCAGGTGGTGGAAGCTGTGTTAAAATTCTATTTAGAAAGAAAACAAGACGCATTAATTCATTAAATGATTTAATCCCACTAGAATCAAGATTAGCAATTAAAATGGCAATGATGTCATTAAAAACATATGCTAGTGTCGAAAAGGGCGCTGCAGAATTAGCAGCAAGTTTTGAAGCAACAGCTACACGACTATTAGAAGAGGAACAGGCATTGAGAAATCCACAAATTGATATGCCAGTCCAATTCGATATGGTTACCGCTCCAGGATCAATGTATAACATGACATAATTATGACAGACGCAGACAAATTTAAATCAGAAAGTGGTGGATTTTGGCTTGGTGGATGTAATACATCACTAGAACCAGAGTCTATTCCATCAGCACCTTATCCACAATATGCATGGGGTGAAAACATTGATAATTCAAGAGGTCAATTATCTACTAGGGATGGATTTGATCAAGTATTAACATTGCCAGGTGGAAAACCACAAATGCTAGCTCATTTCCGTACAAGCAATAACTGGGTTGATTATGCTGTATGCGTAGTTTCTGGACAAGTTTATGTCTCACCAGCACCATTCACACAATGGAGGAATTTAGGAGTATCCTTAGATGGTAATGTAAATATCTGTACTCATACAATTGTTGAAAGAGGTGCTAAAAGAACAGAAGAGGATGGAGATGGTAAGGGTAGAGAATTAATCTGTCCTAAACGATACATTGTCATTCAAGATGGTAAAAATCCTGCAGTAGCATGGGATGGTGGTTATGTAGTAAATAGACCACCAGAAATTCCAATTGGCAAATGGATGGCTTATGTAAATAACCGCTTATTTGTTTCTGTTGGAGAAGAAATATTTTGGTCTGATATTGCTGATCCATTTTCCTTTTACGACATGGGATTTTTAGCTGATGGTGGTCAATTCAGACTTCGTTCACCTGTCACAGGTTTAGCAATGAGTCCAGACGGACAATCATTACTAGCCTTTGAAACTGACGCATGTTGGAGGTTTTTAGTTAGCACACAAATTAAAAGAGAAAACGACTGGAAAACTACTCCAGGATTTCAAACTAAAATTCTCAATGGTGTTGGCTGTTTAGCTGGTAATTCCTTTGTAGAACACTATGGAGATTTATGGTGGTGGTCGAATAAAGATTTAATTAGTTTTCGTAGGGCATTATCTGTCAATACAGAAGATGAATTAAATCAGACAGATTTAGAAATGTCTAGAAGTAGGAATAAATTTGGAAATATACAAGATGATGTCTGTGGTATTTCACATTTAAACTATTTGTTAGTCAATACACCTGTTAACGAAATTTGGGCTAAAAACAATAGTCCTGCAAGTCTATTAAATACTAATACCTCACCAGCCTGGATGGGAATTTGGACTGGATTAAGAGTCAAAGAATTTGCAAGTTTTTATTCAAATGGGGAGCTATATACATTAGCATTATCACATGACTACGATAATAAAACACGACTATGGAGACTATTTAATGGTAGGCAAGAAGACAACACAAATAGAATTAAATGTGCCTATGAGTCAAGAGCTCACAGCTTTAGTGCTGTAACACAAATGAAACGAATCCGTTGGTTTGATTTTATGATTCAACGCATTTGGGGAGATGTGGATATTAAAGGTTGGTTTCGTGGTCTAAGAGGCGGATGGAATCAAGCCCTAGAAAAAGCAATTAAATCAGCTAAAGCCTTAGATGAATATGGTGGAAAGGTACTACAATTTCGTAGGTTATACAGCGAAGATGTAGCACCAGAGGGATTGGATTGTCAAAATTGTGGTCAAGAATCTAACCTTATTGATACTATTGACTTTGCATTCCAAATACAATTGCAGTGGGAGGGTGAATGCTCACTAGATAATTACCGTTTAGCCGCATTTATAGAAACTGAGCAATTAACAGGACAATGTGAGACAGACGAGGTTGTACCTGCTGTAGTAAACAATTGTTTGCCAGCATTAAACTATCGTCCTACTTATTTTGAGCAACCTACAAATACAGTTAATGTACCATTCCAGCAAGATTTGTGCGATGGTGCAAGCCCTATGGTAGCTGTAACTGTAAGCTCTTTAAATACTCCTACAGATACAAATATTATAAAAAATCAAATACAAGGTAGTCAGTGTCCATGTACAGCAATGCGATCATTTACATCTACTCAAACTGCTACAGCAAATTGTGTAGTAGGTGATGGAGCTATTGTTACTAAAACTGCTACAGCAACATCATCAATTAGTCAATACGATGCTGATAAAAAAGCATTAGCACAAGCACAAGCATTAGCAGATGCAGAATTACATTGTACCTGGACTTCTACGGAGACGGTTACTGTACAATGTGCTGTAGGGTTAATGGGGCAACCAGTTACTAAAACTGCTTCTTATACTAGTACAATATCTCAAAAAGACGCAGACGAGCATGCTACAGCAATGGCTACTAATATGGCAAATCATGAGTTAATTTGCTCAGCACCTGTAGATTTTGTTAGAATTGGTGGTATTGGTGGTGGATTAGGGCCTAACATGGGAAATATCGGACTGTATAAAAACAATGGAAGTCCATCTAATAATTGGCAGGGTTCTGCAGGTACAGATGGTATTGTTTATGGTATGGCAGAAAATCCAGCATTTACTTATGTTGTTGGGGATTTTAATAAGTATAATGGTGCTAATTCATATTGTTTAGTAAAAATGTCTAGATATGGAGTAAGAGACTCATCATTTGCTAATTCATTCTATACTAATACTGGTGCTAGGTCAGCCTCTGTAGTTTGTGCTGTTGGTGTGAATGGTTACGATCAAGTAGCATTAGGTGGATTATTTACACATTGGAGGGGTGTTGCTGCTGAGAACTTTGTAATAGTAAATGGTACAACAGGGGCTAAAGTATCTACTGCATTTCCAGGTGCTGATGGATTAATTAGAAAAGTCATCAAGAGTGGAAATGGTTGGATAATAATTGGTGATTTTAATAATATTGGTACTAATGCACGCCCTTATATAGCTAGATTAAATGGTGATGGAAGTTTAGATACTGCCTTTTTACCTAACGATAGTGGTACAGAGTTTTTTGGTCCTAATGGTCCTGTGGATAGTATATGTGCAAAAGGAACAGGCTTTATGGTGAGTGGTAGGTTCTCAATGTGGGGCAAAACAATCCAAAAAGGCATAACTGAATTAACAGCTATAGGTACATTAAATAGTTTCTTTAATTATTCTGGTGATCCAATAAATGGTATAGCTCAAGTAGCCTATGATGGTAGGTATATCTATGTCGGATTTAGTGGTAAACTAAGCAGAGTACAATTATCTGGTGTTATTGATCCAATCTATCCAAACATATCATTTGACGGAGATTTAAATGCAATCATAATTAATGGTTTGAATTACATATTATTAGGTGGTTTTAAAAATGTTATTTGTTCCTTTGGTGAGACTACAATTACCAGTCAAGGACAGTTTGCATGTCTGCTTAATAAAGATGGTATAATTAACACACAATTTAACTATAATGAAGCTACAGGAAGAGGGTGGTTTGGTAACACATTATACGCTGGAATTGTCTAATAACTATGAATATAATTAAAGTTGATCCTAAAGGAAAAGAACTAGAAGAATTTGCAAAATCATTTAATCATCCATACAATCCAAATTTACGAACACTAGTAGCCGTAAATGATAAAAATGAGTGGTTAGGGTTTCTACAATTTATTGACTTACCATGCACAATTTCAGCGTGGAAGAAGCCAGGAATTGAGACAATAAAAGCAATAAAACTAATGAAAAACACCGTTGCAAAAGAATGTGGTGGAGCAGCATTAACAGGGTGCGCTCCAGATAGTCCTTTTTATCCACATATGGAGAGATTGGGTTTTACAAAAGCTAATCTTGAGCTATATTTTACAGTAGATGAAAGTATATAATTTATTTCTAGGCATATTGTTTGTCATTGCGTTAGCTTTATCATTTAATGATGCTAATGCTGGGCTGTCTATGATGTTTTTAATTGGTTGTTGGACGCAAGTACCAGAGTATAACAGGACAGACATCCCAAAGATGAATAAGACTGTTAATAATGAAGTTACACGAAATTTAGATTTTAGTTGGAATGATGAGAAAACTCGTCAACCAGACCTATCATTTTTAAGGTCTCAAGTTCCTAAAGAAATCAAGTCCGATTTAGCATTAGGTGGTAGATTACGCAGTGATACGCAGGACACTCTAGTACAGGGAGCATTAAACGATACTGCAGGTAGTGGGGTAATTAATTCATTTAGTGGTAGAGGTGCTGTAGCCAAAGATTTAGGTCAAATGTCAGAAGGATTACATCAAACAAGATTAGCAAGGGCTCAAGATTATGTAAAATCTGAACCTCTAGAATTTTTAGGACTTAAAGCAGGTGATATCGGTTCTATCTTCGTAGATGACAAGGTTAGACAGTTCCAAAACAAAAAAGACCAAGCACAAGCACAACAAGCGGATACAGCAACAAACATTGCAATTGGACTGGGTGTCGCTAATATGGTTGCTAGCTTAATTTAATATTATGGCATACTCATCAGAATTAACAGGTGGAGGTCTTAGACTACCATCAATTGACTACACATTGACTAAACCGATGAATGTACTTGGTGCAATTAATAGTGGTCTAGATTTGGGCAATACTGTAATGGATCAGCCAAATACTAATCGCGCTAGGCAGATTGTTACTAAACAGCAAGGTCTCATTTTAAATGACAAAATGAAGCCAACTGATATTACTGTTGATGCAAATGGAGGATTAAAAAGCAAATTAGAAGATCCCTTAACTTATGAATTAGCAAGGGCTTTGGATGCAGCTAAGACTAAAACAGAAAGCCTGCAAGGTGAAAACTATTCATCTATGATTAATCGTAGAAAGGAATTACTACCTTACGAACAAGATCAATTGTCTGGTAAAGCAGGGCAATTAGAAATTAAATCTGCATTAGATCAGATAAAGGCAGAGGGGCTTTTAAGTCCAGAAGTTAAAACAGTAACTGATAGTACTGGTAAACAACATCAAATATTAAATGGTAAAGTAATAAAAGAACCAACTGGATTTACATTACCAGAGGGAGTTAATGTAGGTGACAAAGTACTAGATGAAAATGGAAACGAAACTGGATTAATGTACGGAGCTAAAGGTACTGTTAATGATCCTGGATATATAACTCCTGTACAGCAGTCAAAACTAGATGCTGCTGCTACTAAAGTTAGACCTACAGATAGATTTACACCATATGTTACTGACGAGAAAGCTGAAGCTAAAGCAAAGTCAGATTGGCGTGAAAAAGACACATTTAAGGTAGATGAAAGTAATTTAAATGATTTAGCAAGAATGAAGTCATTAAATGAAAAAATTTGGTCTGGTGGAATTGGTGGTTCGGTTGGAAAAACAGCTACGGCATTTGGGGTTAAGGAAAATGTTGAGTTTGAATCAATTTCTAATAGATTGGCAAAAGGGCAACGAATTCCTGGCGAAGGTTCAATGTCAAATTATGATGCAGAAACATTAAAAAAGACTGTTCCTGGTACTGATAAGCCTAAAGAGACAAACGATAAAATAATTGAAGCTTTTAAATTAGCAAGTGAGCGTGGCATGGAAAAAAGTAAAGCATTTACTGAACTCTTTAACAAAGGATATTCTGTAGATCAAGCAGAAGGATTTTGGAAAGACTACGCAGATAACAATAGATTGTTTTCAGAAGTTAATGGAGAATTAAGCATAAATAAACCATCTAAAGGATTTAATACATGGTTTTCTTCGCAGAAAAATAGATCGGTAGCATCTGAATTATTAAAACAAGCTGGTGGAGATAAGGTAAAAGCCAGAGAACTAGCAAAAGCACAAGGATACAATTTTTAATATTATGGATATTTTTGATGAAATAGAAGCAGAAAGTAAAGGACAAACTTCTGGGCAAACTTCTGATATTTTTGACGATATTGATGAAACTACCGTAGCAAATACACCAGTAGCAGCACCTATAGAAAAACAAGTAGAAGCGCCTAAATCATTAGGACAGAGAGCTTATGACTTTTCTACTTCTTTGTATGGTGGTGGACTTAGAGGGTGGAATAGAGGAGCTAAATATGCAGATTTAATGACTACTGGAATTGCACATACAATTGCAGGGGGTCTAGGTAGAACAGACATACAAGATAAACTAGGAGAAGAGGCATTAAAAATACAAGAAGAGTCACAAGATAGAGAAAACAAAATTAATTCTAAAATAGTTAATAAAACAGTAGGAGATATTGGCGATTTCTTCCTTAGTCCAGAAGGTATTGCTACTAATATGATTGGTGGTAGTGCAACAAAATTAGGAGCAAAAGGAGTTAAAGCAGCAACAAAATATGGTGCTAATTTATTAGAGAAAAAAGGGGGAAATTTGGCAACAAAAATATTACCACTATCTAATAAACTAACTACTGCGGCAAATGGTAGTTTAGTTATGGCAGGTGGTATGGCAGGTAGTGGCTATGGATCAATACCTATGAATATAGCTGCTGGAGTATTAAATACTCCTCGAATGATTAAATATGCTGGTCAGTCTGTAGAAGGACTTGGTGCTTTAGGAAATGCTGTAGCCGATGTGCCTATGGGTGCAATTAGAGGTACACTAGCTGACTTAGCAACAAGAAGTGCTTTAATTGGTGGTGGCAGATGGGCATTAGGCAAAGCTAGAGACACAGCTACTGAAGCTATCCATAAGGCTCAAAATGGTGGAGAAGAAGAACCTCCTAAAGGTCAAATTTATGGTAGGACAGAACTATCTACGCCTCAATAATGAACTAAATTATAATTATGATACCAGAACAAATAATTAATGTGTTAAAGGGAACAGACGCATTGCTAATTCCACCACAAAACGAGGGTACTGTACCTACAGAGGCTGAGAATTTTGTATTAGAACATTTAGAACCTTTAATTGCATTAGGACTTAAATTAGCAACAGACGATGGCAATCCACAGGTAGCAGGCGATGAAACATATCTACTATTTAATCCAGATGGATTTGACGAGGAAGCAGTAATGCAAGCAGCAGATCAAGGAAGATTAGCAGAATTTGTAAATGGTGCTGGAAACAATGTTAAACCTACTAATCCAATCGCTATCGTAAAGGTTCGTAATAAAAAGTCTGGTGCAACAGTTAGAGACATATTAACTGACTCTCCAGAAACTACCATGTCTGCCGCTCAAAGAAATAACACAGAAGACCATGTTGTAGCTGTAGAACCAGCAAGCAATGATACATTATTGAATGCTCTAGATAATAGATAATTTATGGGAGATACATATACAACGAAAGCGACCATTTTTGGATTAAATACAAATGGTAGCATAGACAGTCTAGATAATGGTAGAGGCTTTATGGGGGCTAATACGCGTGATCCTAGCTTGCAGGGTGTATCTATCCCTATTGACGCATTTAAACAGCTGTACGGGTCTGTCAGCGCTGGGAAACAGGCAATACAAAAATATGGTAGTCCTCAATTTGAAGTTACTAATCCAAAAACAGGTCAAACTATCCTAGCTCCTTTGGCAGATTTAGGTCCTAGTGTAGGGCAACAACAAAAAGGTGTAGGTCTAGATTTAACATATGGTGCTTCTCAAGCCTTAGGTGGTACAGGTCTAGATACAATGCAATATAAGGTAGCCTCAGCACCTGGATCAGTTGGTAGTATCTTAGCAGGGCAATTTGGAACACAAGCTAGTCCAGAATTACAAACAGGCGGAGACAACAATGTTAAACTTGCACAAAGCTTAACACCTGTCTCTCAAGCTGTCCCTACACAATCTGCAGGTATCAATCCTAGTTCTGGACAATTAGTACAAGGTGGAACAGCAGGGCCAATGCAACGCAAATCAAGTAGCAGTGGAAATTCTATGAATCCAATTGCACAGGTGGCTCAATCAGCTCTAACTGGTGGTGCTAATGCAGGTGAGGCTATTGTACAGGCATTACCATTGGTTAATCAATTTGCACAAGGAATTGCAGGTAGAGATACAACAAGTGGATTAGGAAAAGTTGGTGGTTCTGTTAGAAATGTATTTGAGGGAGATGTAGGGTCTGGAAATCCTAATACACCTTGGCCAACAATCAAAGAATCTATTGCCTCAATATTTAATAAAAATGATACACCTGCTACAAATACTATGACTGCAGCAAATACAGTAAATGTACCAGATCCAGTTGACGCTTCTACATCGTCTAATGCTAAACCACCAAAAACAGGCTTAGCTAACATATTTAATATGTGGGGTGGGCAGGATGCTTAATTTAGATTTTTTTTCTAAAAAAAAAGCAGCAACAGACATTTCTATATTGTGAGACGATTAGGTTATTGTATTATTTAGTATAAGTTATTGAATATTATGCATTAAACAATATTTTGAGAAATTTGTCTAATTTTTATATGAAACTCGCATTAATTACAGGTTTAACAGGACAAGATGGAAGCCATTTAGCAGACCTTTTATTGAGTAAAGGCTACGAGGTGCATGGAATTGTTAGGAGATCAGCAACGCCTAGAACAGACAATATTTGGCATATTTTAGATCAAATACAAATACATTATGGTGAGATTACAGACTCTAGTTTTATTGCTAATTTAGTAAACAAATTGCAACCAGACGAAATTTACAATTTAGGGGCTCAATCACATGTCCACTACTCATTCGCCTCTCCTAGAGCTACTGCAGAGGCAACAGGTATTGCTCCGCTTTATCTGTTAGAAGCAATTAGGGAAAACCAAATGGCAGGTAATAAACTAATTAAATTCTACCAAGCCTCCTCATCTGAAATGTTTGGAAAGGTACAGGAAATCCCACAAAAAGAAACAACA